AGCTTCAGTAGCTTTTGCCATGATACTTTCCATGCTATCTTCAATGATGCCAGATACAAAACAATTAAACGAAGTAACATCGCGTGGACTCCCCATAGCTGATTGGATTCTACCAGCTGGCATGAATCTCATATTCAGAAAAATATCTTTGAGTTGTTCAGAGTGTTCATCATTATCACACATCGCATATGTAATTCTATACATAGCTTCTTCAAATGACTCATTAGGTAAACGATATTTATCGGCATGTAGTTGTTCACAAACCGGCACAATTGGTCCATACATAATTTTTTATTCCAAACTTGTTGACTGATGTGGACTTCACCACTATTCTAGTAAAATTATAGCCGTAGGATCGCTCAGGACGCGCAACTCTACCAGTAGATGATGCAACATACCCGAAAAGGAGAGATGTTTCTGTACGGGGCTGTGAGGCCCGTCAGGAGGATTTAGTGTTTTTTGGATAGTGAAGCTCCATTAATAAGTGACAATAGTGGATTACTTTCCTAACATCATCTTCTCCACCCTTCTGATGGTGTCTTGTTATGTATTTAATTATGTTTCCTTCACACCAACCAAGATTATTCTTGACAATATATTCGATGGGCTGGATGCTCATCTCTTTATAATGGTTCCCACCTATCTGTTTATCTAAAGCTGTGTCAGATTGTTTTTCTTTTGTTAATGATGAAGGTTTTGGATACATAGGATCTTCAGAGTATTTCATTTTTTTTTAATCCCTTCTGTTCATCTCTAAATTTAATTCGTTGATCAAAACATTAATACGACGACGATGGAATGGAATATCTTTATTGATAATTTTCTTGACAATTCTACGAAGATAATTGTGATCGGTATCTACTAAGGTACATATCTGAGATAGATCATCAACATGTTCTTCGTTAAAGAACCAGTCAATAGCTTCCTCTCTATTCTTAGTAACATCTTTTGGTTCATTCTTTTTCTCTATTTGAGTTGCATCTAGTATAGCTTGGTAGATTACAGACAAGAACATAAGTTTCTCAGGACATGGCTGTGTATTCTTAGATAAGAATGTAGTTAAAGTACTACTTCCTATGCTGGTGATAGAAGAGTATATCTCGTTAGAAATAATATCCTTATTATATACTACGTATGTTTTCTTTTGTTCTTCTTGTTTTGTCATTCGTTCTAACTTTGTGTACTAATAATTTACATTTTGTAAGCAACTCATCCCTCTTAAGACGAGCTTCAAATAGGTCGTGGGTATGTAGAGATTTAATTTTCTCTCTTTGACCAATAATACCTCTAACATCGGGAGGCCAATCAAACCTAAAATAAAATGTCTGATATGAGAGATAAAGATGCCTATGTTCTATGTAAAAAGGAATCCTTCTTTTAACTGAAGGTATTATTATTTTTTTCTTCTCCTCATTCCACTGCTCTTCTTGATTTATTATCCTCATTAACTCTACAGCCCACGGAACACCTTTAGCAGCTTCTTTAATAATATTATTACAATCTACTTTTTTTTTCTTCGTTAACCATTCATCTGGTATTTTATTTTCAGCCCATTCAAAATCATGTTGATCACACCAAAATCCGTATGATGTTTTAGAGGTCTTGTTAAGTTTCTTATTAGCGTCCATAAAAACAAATCTTATATCAATAAGTGGGTGTTGTTCTTTGATAAGCTTGTGCTTAGTTCTATCACTTGGTTTAAAATATCCCTTAAACTCTATATAAAAACCATAGTCAACAAGATAAAAATCTGGTAAGTATGTCTTACTGATAACATACGGTATTCTATTTGGTTCATACTCAAATTTTATTTTAGCATCTGCTAAGACATTTGCAAATTCTTTTTCTGCTTTACTTCGGTAGGTCATCTAGGTTCTCTATCTTAATATTATAACAGTCGGCTCTGCATACGTAGCCCTCATCTCTTTCGCCCCTCTTCATAAAGGTAGCTTCCTCAAAGAACTTTTCCTTTTTCATCATACCTAGTATCCATACCTTAGAGAAGTTATCCATAACCCTAACAAAACCATAGTAATCACATGCTTGTTTAATATTAGAGGAAGCTACCGTACAATTATAATGAGGTAATGGTTTTACTGTGGTTCTTTTTGTCTTTACATCTACCTTAGATTTATCTTTAAGTACTATATCATAGTCATAGGTATGAACAAGTTTTCCTTTGACAACCGAATTAAACATAAGCTCTCCTACAAAACCAGCCAAACTTCCTTGTCCTTTGGTTATAGAATTATTTAATACACCTAATTCATCTGATAGTTTTCTAGCTTTATTGATAACCTTAGATGGAATCTCTAGTTCAATCATGACAACGATAACTCCTCAATATTTTTGTTTGGTTCACGCCCCACATGTGTAAGATAACGTTTACCGCTTTTATATTTAAATACTCTTATACCATTACCAGAGTTAGCATCTTCCCAACATTTCTTTTTGTAGTCACAATACATACACCCGATTCTAAGTTTCATGTTACCACTTTCACCATCTGGTTTAGCATCATAACAACGTTCTGGCGGGTGATCATTGTGTATTATCTCTTTAACTTCTGCAAGCCTCTTACTAAAATCTATCATCTCAAGTGAATCTACATTAAAGACATGCATATGTCCATTTACTTTATTCATCACAATAAAAGCAGCCTCATCTTCTCCATCAGCATAGCCAGATATCTGTGCTATATATCCAAACGGATCATCCTGATATAGTTTACCACTAACAAACTTATTGAACGAATGTGGTGATGCTGATTTAACATCTACCACAATACCATCAACCTTTCCATCCATATGTCCGGTAACACCATCAATGGTTTTTTCTTCTTGTTGGGAAGATACTTCATGACCAGCTGTCTTAATAAGTAGGAACACCAGCTGTTCAATCATGTGACCAAACATAAACTTGATACGTGTGGAGGCATGAAGCTCTTCAGCTTTATGTGGCATATTGTATTGGTACCATAGTTGTCGGTTAGGTTTACCAACACTGGAGAATCTAATAGCATCTTTAGATTTATGTTCTGATCTTACAAAATTATCACGTATAGAATCTAGTATGTTATCAGCAAATTCCTTAAGGTCATTTTCTGATGGCTGTATATTATTTGTAAAGACATCTTTAATATCATCTATTAATAAATCTAATTTACCCATGTTATTATTCATAAAAACCGGAGAGACTTCAGCTTTATGTTGCTGGATTATCCCCCCGGTTCTTATTCCTTTCATATGTTACTCAAACGGAATTTCTATAGCTTCAGTAGGAGTATTAGAAACAAATCCAGTTTCCTCTTCAAAATCATCTTTTGGAATGTATTCCACAAGATTTAGAACCTGAACTCCTTTAAGGATTCCTTTAATCCCACTACGTGCATTGTTTCCTAAAGTATAGGTCCATTCATATGGATAGTAAGCTACCTTTACAACCGAACCATTACCAATTAGTGTTCCAGACATATCATTTTTCTTTGCATCAATTAGTCGTGGTTTAGGTAATTCAGTACCATCTTGCATGAATTTATCTTTAGTAAACGTAACGAAAGTACCGCGATCATCATCTTTGTTCTTGACCGGGATACCTTCTTCTTCCATTAGAGCAACACCCTTCTTATCCAACGATAGATCAATAGACCAACGTGGTTTATCAGCATCGAACATATTGGTTGCTCTATCTAACTTAGCCCAATAGGCTTTTCCTTTAATTATAGACATAGTATTTTTCCTTTTCTTTATATATATATTTATATTTATTAGTGGATATTTTTAGTGTGTATCACTCCAGCTTGATCCTATCTTGTAGTTGGAATCAAGTGGACAGTTTAATTGTAGTTCCTTCTCCGTCTGTTTCAAAGCCTCTTGTGTTATTATTCCAAGTTCTTCTGCTTGGTTTTTTCTAACCTCAAATTGAATCTCATCGTGTATGTTTGCTACTGGTAAAGCATCTATATTTTTACGATGAACTTCTTTCATAATTTGTATCAACCAATCCTTACAGATGATAGCCCCACCACCCTGAATGAGAACATTAAGTACCGAATGTAAACTCCTGATGTGAAGGTAACGTCCATCCAAAGCTCGTAGCTTCCTGTTCTTTCTAGCACAAACATCAACGCTTGTCAACAATTTTTGGAGAGCCGGTACATTTCCCAAGAATCTATCTCTTACTACCCTTGCTACTACCAGATCTTTGTTCAAGATCTTCGCTATTTTATAAGGACCAGCTCCATACATTAAGGCATATATAAAAGTCTTTGCTTGATCTCTAGTTGAAAGACCAGCAAGCTCTTGATTTATGGTATGTACATCACCGTTTAAGATTTCATCTATATATTTTTGATCTTTCATATAGTGAGCAAGTACACGAAGCTCTAAGGAACTGGCATCACATCCCAATAAAACATAGTTGTTCTTATCTTCAACAGTCCAACAGTTTCTACAATCTTTTCCGAATGGGGAATGAACAGATGGTGTCTGTGCTACATTAGGATTGTTATGGCTACACCTTGTAGAAATAGTTCCTAATGTTCTAACTCTACCATGTATTCGTGAAGTACTAGGATCACAAAACTTAATCCATGACTTAATCTGTGCTGACCTCTTCTGTAACAAGAGATATTCTTTACATAGTTTTGCTTCAGGAATATCTTCTATACTATCTAGTACTACCTCATTAACTATAACGTTTCCCTTTACAGTAAAATCAGTAGGTATCCACCCTAAATTTTGTAGGTGTTTACCTATTTGTTGTCTTGAGTTAGGATTAAATGGTATCTCTTTTGTCTTTGTTTTAAGCTCAACTATAGTGGGAGGAAAAACTTCTTTTAATTGGTTACTTATTTTAATAGAAGCATCGGTTATCTTAGCCAACAATAATGTGGCTGCAGGAAGATCAAAATAAAATCCGTTTTCTTCCTGTTTATCTATAAGATGTCTGAACAGATGTTCACGTTTTATACTATCTTCTGAGAACTTAGCGAGTTCTTTTTCATTTTCTGTTAGGTAGGTATATAATTTATGGGTAAGCTCTACATCATTCTGACAATATTCAACCAGTTCATTACTAAACACATCAAAATTATCCATCTCTGTCTTGGGATAATCTAGTCTTAAACCCCACATCTTTAATGAATGACCACCATCACGAACAGGGTTGGCTAGTTGAGACATGATTAGTGTATCTATAGTTCTGTTTATGGGGTGGACATATCCAAGTAATTTCTTAATAACCCTAAGATCAAAACTAATAATGTTATGACCTATAAAGA